ATCAGCTCGAGTTTTTCCTTTTCGATAACTAGCAACCATTCTTGAACCTACTGGACGATGAGTCCAATTATCATTCCAATATTCTTTCATAATTAAAAATCCACCACAGTCGTAGTCAAAATGCTTTCTTAACCACTTCTGAGTAATTTCTGCCATCACCCACCCGGTTCCTTAGGATGTGGCATTGAAGGTTGCATTCCATCCTTAGTACGTGGTTTCACCTTTTCAGGTTTTTTCATCGCCCTACGTCGTTCAAAAGCATCCATTCTTGCACTAATTGCATCAGCCTGAGTAACTAATTTCTTGATAGGTTCTGCAAAACCCTCAGTAAATCCCATATGCTGGTTATCATCTGGCTTAATATCTTTACCTGGATGAGCAGTAACGTGTGCATCCACTCCAGTTATCTTACCAGCATTCTTACTTGCATAGAAAACCTCTTCCCCTTTCTTGGGGCCATACTTTTTCTCCATCGCAGACTTGATTTTTTGGCCTTTTTCAGTAAGAGGCATTTATATGATTCCATGTGCTACTATATCAACATCTTGCACAGAACCAGTTCCGGACACCGCTTTAACAGCTAGATCGATCCATGTTGCCTGACCAAGAGTAAGATTAGAAGCCAGTCCAACTCGTGAAAATGGCGAAAATGCTCCAGCAGAAGTTGCCTTGTATCTTATTACTGAACCAAGCATAATCGCACCAGTAGGTTGTGAAGCTCCATTAACCGGAGGAGTTCCCACTCCATACATCAACTGTGCATCCGTTTCACCATTATTGTTACTATTTGAAATTTGTCCACTACAGAACACAACTCCTCGCGGCATAACAGGTGTCAAAGCTAAATTCAAACCCATCATAGTCCACGTAGTCTTAGAAGTTCCAGCAGGATTTGGTACTGAAACTTCTTGGGCATGAACAGAAGGTGCTACAACCCATTGATTATTCTGTCTGACATATAGCTGCCCATCTTGAGGCGGATCTGGCAACCCTGGACCCGCAGGACCAATAGAACCAGTAGGACCAGTGGGACCCGCAGGTCCAACAACACCTTGAGGCCCTATAGGACCTGTATTACCTTGAACTCCTTGTGGACCTTGTGGTCCTGTATTACCTGGTGAACCCTGTAGTCCTGTTGAACCTTGTGGTCCTACTGGACCCTGTATTCCTACACCATCCGATCCTGGTGGACCCTGTACACCGGGAGGACCTTGAATTCCTTGTAAACCCTGCTGACCGGGAGGACCTGCAACATTACCAACCTCAACCCATCCAGTTGGAGTAATAGAAGTCCCAACCCACAAACACATTTCCTGATTAACTTCATACAATAATCCTTCACCACTCTTCATCTGAATGGCTGATGGGGGACTTCCTGGCGCATCCCAACCAGCCGGAATATAACCGTTTGGTGGTAAATCTGCAAAAGTCTTATTTACAAAACTACCGATAATAGAAACTGTCTGTCCCGCCGGACCAGTAGGACCTGGATCACCAGGATTACCTTGCGGTCCTTGAGACCCTGCTAAACCTTGATCTCCTTGAGGACCAGCAGGACCGATGGGGCCGATAGGACCTACAGAACCAGTGGGACCAATGGGGCCGACAGGACCAATAGGGCCGACAAGACCAATAGGGCCGACAGGACCAGTAGAACCAGTAGGACCAGAAGAACCAACCATTGGTCCTGGTCCAGGTTTTAATATAGATAAACTTTCAATAGGCATCCAAAACTACTTTTTTCTGTTGACGGCACGCTGCTTTCTCTGTTTAAGATAGTTTTGAGTGATTTGTTCCCAACTTTCTTCTGGTTCTTCCTCAAAACTCAACTTTTTCGCCAAAACAACTAAATCTTTCTCCGAAACTTTGTACTTTTTCCGTAAATAAGTCAAAGATTTCACTATTTCATGACTGAGAGGCATTTTTCAGGTGTTCCAAGAGATGAACTACACTCTTTTCACCAGAATCAGCCCTAGCCATCTTAACTTTTGGAATATCAGGTCGAGGATCTTCGGGTTCTTGACCCATTTCTTGCTGTTGGTCACGCATTTTCTGATCTTTTTTTAACTGCGTTACCAATTTCTTAAAATCAAGCTCAAGTGGACTAGAATACAGAAGCTTATTGTTCGTAATTGCGTCCGCAATCCACTGAATTAAGCGAGCTTTATTCTCAGGATCGAATGAAAACTCCAAAATCTGATAAACAGAGATCGCAGCCTTCATCTTTGTATCATCAACTTTGATCTGCTCATGATCAGGTTCACGCAAATACGAGGGCCATACCGCTTGGAAGCTATTTGCCCAATCATAAAAAGCTTCTCGATATGTCATATCCCCATATTTTTCTGGAAATCTCTTTCTTATACTATTAAAGAAGGCTGGAGTCCAGGCACGGTGCATTACGATACGATCAAGAAACCGGTATACCGGGTCCATGGTCTCCCGGAGTCGGTCCATATATCGCGCTACCGCCTTCGCGTCCTCCGAGCCTTCCCCAAACCCCTCGGCGAATGACTCCTGGGTGAGGAGCTTGACCGGCATATCAACGGCATTTGCGATATTTTCTAAGATATTTCGTCGGGCAAGTACGTGCGGACCTTCCAAATTCTGCATATTTAGAGATTCAATCTCTTCTTCTGGCGTGATATTGATAACATTGCCAGTTTCGGCTTCCTTAACAATGGACCTCTTAAAAGCCATGGCCCAAGCCATGATATTATCGACAAAATTACCGGGTTGTTTCGTCTTTGCAACGAGAACACCGACCTTGGTTTCAACCAGATCATCTGCAATTAGTGATTTTATGTAGGATTTAAGAGGAAAGAAAGCCCGCTGATAAGCAGAACGCCCGACAAAACCGAAAGCGGAAGTAGTATAACCAAGGTAGATAGGTTTTTCATTGGTCACCGTCACCGTTCTTGAAGGATGGTAGACGATACCACTGATGGCTATCTGCGTATATTTCAAGAAATCCATAGCATTAGGATTTTGGTTAAGAACAAGACTTCCAGCAGTATTAAGAGGATCAAGAATATTGAAACTAACATTAAGATCTGGTAAATCCCAGTAGTCGATTGGCTCATTACTCTTCATACTATCCACGAGCATCGCGATGGAAGCAATGCCATAAATACGAGAAACAGTAAGTAGATTATGAACAAGAAAATCACCCCCAATAACTTTCCATTCTTCCTTGAAAGCATCCGCGCAAAGTTCACCAGGACTATTAGGAACTTTGATATCACGCTTTTGTGCCATCGCAAGACTAACAGGGCCTTCTACAATTCGTGCACCTAATGGGTGATAAAGATAAATCTCCTTACAAGTCTGGTAACTCATTACATCTCCTGGAACAATGTCAGGAGCTACCAGAAGTTCCTGCAAAGCATTGCCAGGAATTGTATCAACACGAGATGTTGGAACCGAAGTCATCCTGCTCCTACGAACACATAACCGACCCACAAGGCAGCATCAGCATAAACTTGAAAATTTCCATCAGGTAAATCTTGCACTCTTACATCAAAAACATCATTTCCATTACTATAATCAACGATATAGTAATTATAAGAAAACCCACTGGAGGGAATAACAACACCATTTTTGAAAACAAATGTATTCTTATGAGGAGTAAATATTACGATGTTTACTGTGCCAACAGGAGGACTCCATGTATAGGTCTCTGGATCAAAATAATTTGCATGATGACCCTGACTAGCTCGACTGAATTCTATTTTACTTAAACCACTTCCACTTGTAATAGTCTGAGTCTCAGATAAAGTAGCTCGAAGTACAGCGATTGTCTTTATAGCTTGAACTGGTTTTTGAGGCTTAGGTTTAGCAAATCTAGCAAGATCATTATATATATTCGGATAAATCTGTCTGTACGAAGTATCAAGAAAACTCGTAGTAATATTTGTTGAAGTCATGGTGCTGTAGTCAAACTAAATGTCACACCAGCCGGACAACTTGCCACGAAGACACCAGCAGTGAATGGAATACTACCGGTAACTATCCCTTGCGGCCAAGTTGGAGCAGTTAATCCTGGAGCTATACTCGGTCCAGTTGGCTTTATCCCAAATAAAAATGTCAAAGCTGGTAGAGCAGCACTAAAAATAGTACGAAAGAAACCAACAGGAGCAGCAGGAGCCGCTGCTGCATCTACTAATGTTAATGGTGTATTCATATCAGCCGTAGCTGATGGTTGAGTTATAGTGAGGCCAGTGATCTTAGTATCAGAGGCAGTAGCTAATTTCGTGCCCACACTGGCAGAAGTAACAGCTACGACTGTCATGTCTATTCCTCAGCAACGGGTTCTGTAAAGGTAAAGTCCACCCAATCCGACCAAAGATTACCGGTATGGACTGCCACAGGAACGACCGCAGGAGCAAAGAGAGATGGTTTTACGATGGTGGTTACTTCAGTATCGGAAACAAGAGTTGTGAGCTCATCATTAGTAGGCCCGAAACGGATTACAGTACCAGGAACAAAATTCGTACCCGTACAAGTGATAACAAAATCTTCACTGCCAGATTCAACCGTGTCCGGCGAAAGTGAAGCTAGGGTTGGAGCATCTGCGGTCTCAACCTCAATCTCACATCCAGCAGGAATGCTCTTTACCATAAGGCTTTCAAAAGAACCAATCCCAGAAAAGATGACACTGTCTACGCTAACTGGACTTGTATGAACGTGCATATTGAAAATAGTTACCTCGCCATCAGCAAGGCAAAGATAATCGTTACTGTATACCGTTGGAACTTTCTTCAATACTGCTTTGGTGATAACACCATTCGTTGCAACTTCTTCACCAAGATTGGCGTCAGTAATAGTAAGAGTAGGCATTAGAATCCCTCCCAATTACCTAAGCTGATTGCCACACCATATGTGAAAGCATCTAACAAGTCATCCGCACGATCCTCGACATCACCAACACGAAAACCAAGAATTTGACCTAGTAGATGATTTTTAGTGACTTGTTTATATGTGATAACTCTATCATACGCTGTTTCAAGAATCTTAACCATTCCGCGGAAGACGTAACCCGAGACGTTTATTGCTCGCTCTGCTTTGCCGAGTTGCGTAAGTTTTTGAGGCATTTCGTTTACCGGAAACATCCGGCGACGCGCTTGCTGTAGCAGGATCGACCCACTTGCCTTGTCTTCGATAAAGCACCCTCTGTGGCCTAGGCGAGATCCGCATTTCTTTGCATACTCCTCAAGATTATTGTACACCACAGGAAGCCAAGTCTCAAGCATAGAACCTTCAATTTGGAGGTATTCATAATCGATAATCTTGAGCCACTTTTCTTCGCCCAAGCGCTCGTAAGACCAATAGATAACACCAGTTCCATCGTTTTCTTTACCGGTTTTAACCGCAGTATCCATCGTGGCAAAAACGTAAAGACATCTTTCTGGAAATGGTTCTGGCTTTCCATCAGTTAACATATTTGTGAGGCTAAAGAACGCTTCACCTGACCAATCAACAAATTCCGCTAGGTACTCTTGGGCGTAGACGAGGGGGTGGTTGTCGCGCTCAAGACGTGCGAGTTCATCGGCTGGGAGGAAAGGATTGCTATGTGACGGAGCGTGATATTCTTTAAATCCGTACTCTGGCAAATTACAGATTCTCCAGAACAGATTATCCTCGTTGATCCCGTTAGTATTCGATGCAATGATGGCCGCTCCTCTAAAATCGAGAAGCGTGGGTCTAATAGCTTTTTCCCAGATATTAATCGCGTTGGGTTTGGTGAACGCGGCTTCGTCGATGATAACGAGATGGTAACGGCGGGACCGTCCGGCTTTTTCATCTTCGAGGGTCCAGAGTTCAATCCGACCTCCCGTGGTGG